CTGCAGAGCAGCGTCAGAAGCTCATGTCAGTCGGTCAACGTCTGGCCATGGCCATGGTTGAGCGTGGCAATGAGTCGTTTGGCAACTATGCCTCCATGATGGTTAAGGCATTGGGCGACAAGGTACGCCCTTGGTTAAAGGCTTTCTATGGAGGACTGGAGTATGTTCCCGGCTATGACAAATACGCCCTCACTCCATACGAAGAGGTGAAAGCCTTTGACGTGGAGAATTTCGACAAGCCTACCAAGGACGTAATGGCACAAGCCAACATGATAGTTGAGGAAGGCAAGGCACAAGTGGCCGCAGAAAAAGCAAACAATGAATTAAAGGCAACAAGAAATGAGCAACGAAAAGAAACCGAAAAGCAGACAGCAGCAAATACAGATGCTGTTGCAGCAGAAGCAAAGTCTGTTGCAAGCGAAGCAACGGCTCTCGCAGAAACTTCAAGCGACGAGCAAGCCCTCACCGGAGCAGCAGAGCGAGTAGATGAAACCCTCGACAAGGTAAATGAGCAGCTTGCCCTGCTTGGCTACTATGAGGCTGACGAGGTGGAGAAGGACTACAACGAGGCATACGGCTACATGCGTAATGCCGAGAAGAAGGCCGTCAAGGATGCAGCCAACCTTGCAAGCCAGTTGATTTTTGATTTGAACCTTAACCACTATGAGGCTTCTCACTCAAAGCAGACGGATAAGAAAGGCAATCGTAAGAAAAAGCCACTTGCAGTTTCCAACATTTCCCCTATTGGAGGTGATGTGTCTATACACCTGCCATTAGAAGAAGGACGCGAGCTGTATCTGACAATAGGCGTTGAGCCAAGAGCAGCCAAGGGTGTAGATGGCTTTGGAGGCAGCGACCTTGAAGTTACTCACATCATGTTCCGTGTTGACCATCCTGAAGGCACCGTCAATGACCGCTATGGTAGAAATGTCTTCGTTGACAGCAATGTTACATATTCTGACCTTCTGAAGCAGGTGCAGCGTGAAGCCTACAAATATCTTATAGGTAGTGGCGTGACCAATGAAGGAGAGTATGCAGCAGGTGACAAGGTGCAGTATTCAACCGATGGTGGCCGCACATGGACTGATGCAGTTGTAGTGCAGCCTAACGATGATGGCGGCATCCGCATTGACACCGGCCTTGCTCCTGTCATGTGGGTTAATGCTCACCCGGACCAGTTGCGCCATAAGCCGAGCGAGTCAGCCGAGCCGAAGCATGAAGCCGTTGGCGACTTCTACGAGGATGGTATTAACGAGGATGCTGTTGCGGCATTGCCAGCAGACAAGCCAAAGCCTGCATCCAAGAAAAATGCAACTAAGAAAGTTAAACCAGAGCAGCCTGTAGGTGATTTGTTTGCCGGGCTGTTTGATAATACATCGGACAATGGATTACAAGGAAATGATGAAGCGGTACGCACCGAAACAGTGCCAGCCGACAATAGTGGACAACAGCAAGGACTACGAGAAAGCCAAGGAAGCCCTCGCAAAACAGCTGCACAAGAAGGTGGAAGACCTGACGGAGGACGAGGAGGACAAAGCACTGGCAAAGATAGGGCTGTGTCCGCTGGACTTCATGGACTGACCGAGCCGAAGAACACACGCAACAACCATTCAGAGCGTGGCGCAGACCATGCCCCTACTTCGGTGAATGGCAGAATAGAGGCCAATATCAAGGCTATTGAGTTGGCGCATGAATTACTTGAGAGCGGTGAGACAGCCACTCCCGAGCAGATGGGTGTGCTTAGACAGTTCAGTGGTTGGGGTGGTCTTGGAGCCGCTTTCAGCGACGGAGGTTATGACTGGAAACAGCGTGAGCGTAACAAGAAAATACGTGAGTTGCTTGGAGAAGAAGCCTACGAGCAAGCCGTTATGAGTGCTAACAGTGCCTACTACACCCCTGCATACGTTGTTGATACACTTTGGGACATTGCAAATCAGCTTGGTTTCAAGGGTGGCAACATCTTGGAGGGTTCTGCAGGTATTGGCAACATTTTGGGACAGATGCCTACAACGGTAAGTGAGCGCAGTAACATTCACGCCATTGAGATAGACGACACATCTGGCGGCATTCTCTCATTGCTCTATCCCGATGCCAAGGTGGAGATACAAGGTTTTGAGCAGACACGCATACCTAATGGCAGTGTGGATCTGGCTATTACCAATGTTCCTTTCGTTACCGGGTTGCGTGTGAATGACACCACAGGCGACAGTGACCTTTCTAAGAAGTTCCACAATATCCACGACTTCTGTATAGCCAAGAATGTGCGTAAGTTGCGTGAGGGTGGATTGGGTATCTTCATTTCTTCAAACGGCACGCTCGATAACAGCAAGGCTTTGCGCGACTGGGTTGTGAACGAGGGAGGTTCGGACTTCATTGGAGCATTCCGCATGAATAACAAGACCTTTGGCGGTACAACCGTCACGTCGGACATCATCGTTATCCGCAAGCGAGTGAATGGTCAGAAGTCGGCACAAGCCATTGACGTGAGCAGCATCAGCGGTGAGCGCACGGCCGAATATGAAGAACCGGGCGCACGCAAGGCCAAACAACTCTCCATGGACTACAACAAGTATTTCATCGAGCACCCAGACCACATGGCCGGTGAAATGCGCTTTGCCTTTGAGGAAGGTGATACATTCAGACCTACGAGCAAGGGACTCTACCCGGTAAGCGGCAAAGACCAAGGCAAGATGCTGGTTGATTTCGTTAAATCGTTCACTGAAGAAGATAGCAGCAAAGCGACCACTACAGATCACCACGATGTTTCACTTGTGCTTGATGCGTCAGCGGACGGCAAGAAACTTGGTGAAATGTATATGAAAGACGACCAGATTGTTTTGGCCAGCTTTGGCGGTTACTATCCTCTTGAAGTGAACGATAAGAAGATAAAGGGACACACCAAGCAGGAGTGTTTCACTGCTTATGCTGCCATCAAAAGTGCATTGGCCGATGTTATGCAGTACCAGACAGAGAACGAGAGTGATGCAGGACTGAAACCATTGATTGCCAAACTCAACAAGGCATACGATGCATTTGTCAATACCTACGGCCATTTCAACAAAAACAACCAATTAGCATGGTTGCGCAATGATGTGGACTATCCTAATGTGTTCTCATTGGAGACATATAAGGAGCAAGGAGACGGCAAGGGAGGCGTTGTCAAGACCTACGATAAGGCCGATGTGATGAAAGGCCGTGTCGTGGAAAAGGAAAGCGAGCCGCACCCTGAGAATGTCAAGGACGGTGTTGTGGTGAGCATGTTCAAGAACGGACGCATTGATGTTCCTTACATTGCAAGCCAGCTTGGAAAGAGTGAGGCGGAAGTGAAGCGTGAAATCATTGACAGCGGACTCGGCTTTGAAGACCCTACGACACGACAGATGGAAGTGTCATACCAGTATCTGAGCGGTAACGTGAGAGAGAAGCTGAAACAAGCTGAGGCCAACAATGAGAATGGCGAATACAGCAAGAATATCAAGGCATTGCAGGATGTGGTTCCTATGAATATTCCTGCACACTTGATAGACTTCACGCTCGGTTCGTCATGGCTTGACCCAAAACTATATGACGAGTATGTGAAAGAGCGTACCGACATAGACGTGCATTTCACAGCAGCTGGTGGAACATGGTTTATGAAAGCCCCGACCTATGGTGTGAACGTTGAGAAGAACCGCGCAATGGGTATTGTGAGTGAAATGCTTAAGAAAACAATAATGGGCCATGAACTCATTTCAGCCGCAATCCAGAACAAAAGCATTATCGTGTCACGTACGGAAAAGCATTATGACGGCACAACGGAAACCATCACAGACCGTGAGGCTACGGCAGCATGTGCAGCCAAGATAGACGAGATACGTCAGGACTTCAAGGACTGGGCGCGAGGAAAGATGCAGAGTGACGCGGACTTGTCAGCACGCATGGAGCAAGAGTATAACGACCGCTTCAACAATTATGTTCCTATGAGCATACCTGACGACTTTGTACCTGAATATTTCGGTGGCGCAACACACAAGTTCAAGATGCGCTCACACCAAGGTAAGGCCATTGTACGAGGTACAATGCAGCCGTTGTTGCTTGCCCATGAGGTTGGTACCGGCAAGACATTCACCCTTATCTCCACCGCAATGGAGATGCGCAGACTCGGTACGGCACGCAAGCCTATGATCGTGGTACAGAATGCCACCGTAGGACAATTTGCAGCTTCAGCTAAGGAACTCTATCCAAATGCCAAGATACTTACGCTTGAAGATAATGACCGCAATGCGGAAGGTAGAAAGAATTTCTATGCAAAAATCAAGTACAACGATTGGGATATGATAGTTGTACCTCAGAGTACCTTTGAGTTTATCCCCGACAGTGACGAGCGTCAGATGCAGTTTGTGCAGGACAAGATAGACGAAAAGATGCTTGTGCTTGAACAGATGCGTGAGGCAGACTCCAGCGGCAGAGACCCTATAACAAGGCGTGCTGAAAAGGAATTGGCCGACCTCCAAGCAGAAATGGCAGCATTGTCAGAAGGTATCTCAAAGAAGCGCACAGCCAACAATGAAAAGAAGAAAGCCGTTGCCAAGCAGAACGCAGCTGTCAAGGCGCAGGAAATGCTCGATCGCCGCACGGATGATGTGGAGAACTTTGATGATATGGGAATTGATGCCCTGCTCATTGACGAGGCGCACGAATACAAACACCTCGGTTTTGCAACAGCCATGCAGCGCGGTGTGAAAGGCGTTGACCCATCATACAGTAAGAAGTCGCAAGGAGTGTACTTGAAGACTCAAGCCATATTGGAGAAGAATAATGGTCGCAATGTTATCTTCGCCACTGGTACGCCTATCAGTAATACAGCAGCAGAGATTTGGACTTTCATGCGTTATCTCATGCCAAAGGACACCATGAAGGAATATGGTATCTACTACTTTGACGACTTTGTGCGCAACTTCGGCAATATACAGCAGATGCCAGAGTTCAACACAAGCGGCAAGTTCAAGGAAGTGAACCGCTTTGCCGGATATGTGAACCTGCCCGAATTGGTTCGTATATGGTCAGGGGTAGCAGACACCGTGCTGACCAAAGACCAGACGGAACTTGTGAAGAAGATACCAGAAATGGAGGGCGGCAAGGCGCAGGACATCTATCTACCACAGACACGCGCTCTTCGCAGTGTGATGAAATATGTGCGTGAAGAACTTGAACGCTTTGACAAAATGAGCGGCAAGGAGAAGAAGGTAAACAGCAGCATACCTCTCACTATGTATGGTATTGCTCAAGGAGCCGCTGTTGATGCCCGACTTGTGGAAATGCACGCAGAGGATGATCCGAGGAGTAAGACTAACGAGGCCGTACGCCAAACCTTGCGTTCGTTGAAAGAGACTGACGACTACAAGGGTACTGTAGCCATCTTTGCCGACCACTACCAGAATAAGCGCAGCGGTTTCAACCTGTATGAGGACATCAAGAAGAAACTCATCCAGCAGGGTGTTCCCGAAAGCGAGGTTGTCGTAATGAAGCCCGGCATGACCATCAAGAAGAAGTTGGAAATCTTCGACAAGGTGAACCGAGGCGAGGTGCGTGTTATTCTCGGTAGCACTGCAACCCTTGGTACTGGCGTAAACATACAGGAACGTCTGCATACCCTTATACACCTTGATGCGCCAAACCGTCCGATGGATTACACGCAACGCAACGGCCGCATCTTGCGACAGGGCAATCTGCACAAGCAATGGAATAAACCAGTCCGTGTGCTTCGTTTTGGTGTGGAAGATAGTCTTGACGTAACTGCATATCAGCGATTGAAGACCAAAGGTGCGATTGCTGATAGTGTTATGGAGGGTGACCGACTGATGCAGGACAGCATGAATAACCGTGTGCTTGAAGAGGAAGAAGATGTGTTCGGCGACACTGTTGCTCAACTCTCTGGTAGTGAATACGCCCTGCTGAAAAACAATGCGGAGAAGAATGTGCGCAAGTACGAAAGCCGCAAGAAGCAGTGGGAAGCCGACCAAACCTATATTCACAATGCCAAGCCAAAGTTGGAGGGACAGATAAAGGCAGCAGAGCAACGAGCAGAGGAAGCTAACGCCCAGCTGCTTGCAGTGCAAAAAGCATTCCCCGATGGCAAGTTCACAGAGATAACTGTTGGCAAACTGAAATTTGCTTCGGTTGATGCCATGGCTGACTTCATCAAGGAACACAACAAGAAAATCCTCGATGCAGTAAAGGCGATGAAAGAGAACCCCGGCAATAACGTCCAGACAAATGCTCTTACTTTGTCATTGGGAGGTTACGACTTTGTTGTCAAGACAGAGATGTCGCGAGAGACTGTGAACAATGGCGGACTGCTGTTTGCCGAGATACATCGTAGAATGAGCTACTCATGCCCTGAACTTGGTCTGAATAATGTTCCTGTAAAGCAGTCGCTATTGCGCAATGCCGTTGAGGACATCACCGAGAATGTAATCACAGGTAGGGACTTTGCCGAGCGGTTCGACATTGCTACACGTATGGTACAGCACGGCAAATCAGAGTTAGAACAACTAAAGCAGCGTGAAGGTAAGCCGTTTGAGTTTGGAAAGGAACTCGAAGAAGCCAAGCGTCAGTTTGAGGAATATTCCGAGGCCATGAAGGTAGAAATGGCAGAAAAGGAGAAGAAGTATGCCGAAATGGACGCAAGTGTTGACGCAGCTACTGATGTCGTTGCAGACGATGAGGATGAGGCCGCAGAAGACAAGACCAAGTTCCGTTTGCTTGATGCTGACGACCCTAAGGCAATGGAGCTGGAGTCTTTGTCGGAGACTGAGTTGGTTCCTGTTTACCGTAATGTGCAAGCCTTTGAGGATGATGCACTGGGTTCACCTATGGCATTTACAGATGCCGAGACAGGCGAGCGCAGAACATTGGAAGGCAGACGTTGGAACTATTCTGCACCTCCAAAGGTGGAACTCACCGAGGAGCAGCAGCGCAAGCTGGACGAACTCAACAAGAATGGCTACATCATGGTTGACGGCAAAAAGAGTACAGAGTTGCAGATCAATGACGGTTTGAAATTCGTGAAGCCTAAGACCAAGGAGGCACAGTTGCAGTACTTCCTGAAGAAGAACCCCGAAGACAAGGGCTTGTGGGCAGCATACGACCCATACGACCATGCCATCGAAACACCTTTGAACACGCAGTTTGGCGAGGCATACAAGAGACCTAACCTTGTTGTGGTGCGTAGCCTCATCCCGAAATCGGAGATAGACGAGCCGTTCCACGCAGACTATGCTCTGTTGCCTACCGGTGCCCATCAGTGGAACAATGGCCGCACGCTGTATCTTTCACGCTGGAGCAAGATAGACAAGGTGCTCACCCGTGAGGAGGAAGCGAAGCTCATTGACGAGTACTGGAAGAAGCATCCGGGAAAGCGTGAGGAGCTAAAGACCCACCGTGACTACAACCGCTTTGTGCCACAAGTGCGCAGAGAGTTGGAGAAGATGGGTTACCGCTTTGAACTTGACGGCAAGGAGTTGACACCGGAGGATAGTCTTGCACTCGACAAGCAGAACTGGGAGAGCCGCGATGTTATCCCCGGACGCGAGGGACACACTCCATTCGTCAGCAACGAAGACATAGCACGCATCAATGCGAAGATGGCCGGCAAGTGGGTAGGCGAACCGAAGGAAGCAATGGAAAGTGCGATGAGCGAGAGAGTGACCGAACTGTCCGAACGTCTGCATACTCCAGTACGCATCATCCGTACAGAGGAAGAAGTGGCTGCATTACCTTCCGTGCGCCAGCGCAGAATGAAGGGTAGCTTCAATCCTATGACCGGCGAGGTGACTATTGTTGTTCCCAACAATGCTAACATGGCAGACGTTGAGAATACGTTTGTGCATGAGGTTGTGGGTCACGATGGTTTGCGCGTGCTGTTCCCTGATGAGGCTAAGCTGAACAATGCTCTTGATGAACTCTATCGTGTGTCTAAGGACGAGATACGCGGCACCATTGACCGCATGGCGCAGAAGATGTACGATGCCGAGGTGGACCGCATACGTGAGAAGAAACGCAAGGAGCATGTAGCCAATGGTGAGGATGCCAACGCTTCATACTATGCAGATATGGCAGCAGCACATGCCGAGGCCGGAAAGAAACGTGAGCAGTTCAAGCGTGATGCAACAGAGGAATATGGTGCCGACCTTGCCGGACGTATCGGTGAGAAAGGCTTCGAGAAGATGAGTGCCGAAGAACTTACATTCTGGGGCAAACTGAAAGCCATGCTCCAAAAGGCTCTACAAAAATTGTTGGACGGATTGAAAATCCCCGGCAAGAGAAAGTGGGGTGATAAGGACTGGGCGTTTGTTCTGCATGAGGCATACAAGCGTAAGAAGAATGGTGGTAAGCCTACCGTGTTCGATACCGCTGATACTGAGGTTATGCGCAGGAAGACAGGTTTCGGTGATACTAAGTTCAGTGATGGTAAGCGTGAACAACAGACTGCTAACGAGCGTTTCAACAATGAACTTACACGCTATCAGAATGGCGAAATGGATAAGAATGAGATGCTGCATCTTGGCAGACCACAAGGAGTAATGCGTACATTCCTCCCAAACTTGCCTATTGTTATGCGTCAGCGTGTAATAAAGAAAGGTTCAGAGAAGAAGCATGAAGTAGATGTATCTGCCATAATGAATATGCCGCAACACTTGTCTTCGCCTATATTCGTGTTCCAACGTAGCGAGGACACAATTGGTGTGCTTACAGACATGAGAGACCGCAATGGCAAAAATGTGTGTGTGGCTATTGAATTGAAGAGACAGATACAGCAGGGTGCGGAATATCTCGAAGTGAATGATGTGCGTTCGTTCCACGGCAGGGAGTTCAAAAATATTGTAGAGCCGATTGCAAATAACAAGACATTGAAGTGGGTAGATAAAGAAAAAGGACTCGCTTATCTCTCCTCAGCGTCACAACCGGTTCAGCAGGAAATAGACAAGCAAGTCCTTGATACTGCGACAAAGGTAGTCAAAGATTTTGTAAATCCCAAAGTTTCTGACGAAAATGTTGCAGATGAGGGCATTATGTTCCGCGACGGTGACAGTGTGGAGTACAACAAGGCGATGGCACGTGACATATATGAGCAGCGTGTAAGTCGTGGAATGTACCAGATGCAAGAGGCACTGCAAGACAGTATGCTCGGACTGAAAGAGGCTATGGACGCGATACTCAAAGCAGAGGGTAATGGCAAGACATATATCGAGGATGTGGCAGGGTATGAGAATGCCTATCTTGGTGAAAATCGCCTTTCTTCTGTGAACCAAGCAGAGTGTACCGCATTTGCGCAGACATTGTTCAAGCCAATGCTTGAGGAGGTGGCGAAACTTGCCAAGACAGCGGACGAGCGTGCTGAGTTGACAGACTATATGATGGCCAAGCACGGATTGGAGCGTAACGAGGTAATGGCGCGGAGGGCTGCAGAGAAGGACGCTCGCTCGGAGTTCTTTGCAGAAGTTCTTGCTGCTCAGCAGGCTGTTGACAATGATCCGTTAGACCAAGATGCGATTGATGCTTTTGAAGACGTAAAGCAGCGAATGCAAGATCGTGAAGAAGAACTTTACTTGATAAATCGCGAACGAGACTATGCAGGACTGACCGCTTTGACTGGAATGGACAATGTGCTTGATGCGGAAACAGAGGCGCAACAAATGGTATCCGACTACGAAAGAGACCATTGGGTTGATGGCTTGTGGGACAAGGTGAATGCCGTAACGAAAGCCACATTGCAGAAAACCTACGAAAGCGGACTTATTAACAAGGCGACCTACGACGACATCAGCGGAATGTATGAGAATTATATTCCTCTGCGTGGCTTTGACGACAAGACGAGCGATGAGGCGTATGCATACTTGACGGACAAGCACAGCGCATTTAATGCTCCAATCAAGACCGCCAAGGGACGCAAGAGTAAGGCTGACGACCCGTTTGCCAATATGGAGGCTATGGCTGAAAGCGCGATAATGCAGGGTAACCGTAATACTTTGGTGAAGCAGAAGTTCTTGAATTTCGCGCTGAACCATCCGAGTGACCTTGTGAGCGTGAGCGACCTGTGGCTATGGCACAATGACGTTGCAGACGAGTGGCAGCCTATCAACTCTGGCGACCTGCAAGGGACGGAACGCATTGAGGAAGATGACAGTCCTGCTGAGGTGGAGCGCAAGATGCGAGACTTTGAATATGCGATGCAACAAGCCGCGAAGAACGACCCTGCACACTTCAGAAAGCAGAAGGACAATCCTGCTATTCCGTACCGCGTTGTGGAGAGCCGTGACCTTCGACAGCACCAAGTTTTGGTGAAGAGAAACGGCCGCGACATCATACTCACCATCAACGGCAATCCGAGAGCTGCACAGGCGTTGAACGGACAGACCAACCCAGACAATGACGTGTCAGGTGCAATAGGTGCAATCATGCGATTAGGTGAGACCATAAATCGTCAGTTGTCGGCATTTTACACCACACGTAACCCAGACTTCGTTGTTTCGAACTTTATGCGCGACATGATGTATGCCAACACTATGGTGTGGGTAAAGGAAAGTCCGAACTATGCTTGGCGTTTCCACAAAAATGTTGCAAAGGTCAATCCAGCGAAGATGAAGGTACTTCTTGCCAAGTTGCGCAATGGTACACTCGACTTGAACGATGAAACGGAGAAGATGTTCCATCTGTTCATGATGAATGGTGGTGAGACAGGTTATGCCAACATCCGTGACATCGAACAGCGTAAGAATGACATCAAGCGTGAGTTGAAGAAGAGCAACGGACAGATGCCAATCAGAAAGGCTTGGGACTTGTTAGGCGAGCGTCTTGACGAGTACAACCGTGCCGTGGAGAATTGCGCACGCTTTGCCGCCTTTATGACCTCACGTCAGTTGGGACGCACGATAGACCGCAGCGTGTACGATGCCAAGGAGATAAGTGTGAACTTCAACAAGAAAGGCAGTGGCGCAAAGTTTTGGAAGACAAACGGACAAACAGGAATAGGTAATGTAGCTGCATTTACTTCAGGGCTTGGTCGCAGTTTTTATGTGTTCTGGAACGCAGCCCTCCAAGGTTCTACTAATTTCGGTCGGCAGTTCAAACGGCATCCGAAGAAAGCCATTGCAGGAGCCGCCGCAATGTTCCTGCTTGGTGCATTGATGGCGAGCATTGGCGGTGGTTACGGAGACGACGACAAGGATGACAAGGATGACAAGAACGACTACTTCAACCTACCCGAATATGTACGCAGGAGTAATGTGGTGTTCCGTCTACCCGGCATGGACAAGTCGTGGATAAGCATGCCGTTGCCAGTTGAGTATCGCGCAATGTACGGCATGGGCGAGTTGATGGTGAGCGCGATGAGCGGTAAGGAACATTACACTGCAGGGGAACTCGCACACCAAATGGCAAGCCAAGTTAGCCAGATGTTGCCAATCGACATTATGGAAGGTAGCGGTGGTTTCAAGGCATTCGTTCCGAGTGCGATAAAACCTATTGCCGAAGTGATTGGCAATGAGAGTTGGACAGGTATGCCAATCTACAAGGACACTCCTTTCAACAAGGATATGCCAGAATGGACTAAGGCGTACAAGAGTGCCAACAAATACTTGGTTGGGTTGTCAAAGGCACTGAATGAGACCACCGGTGGTGATGCCTACACAAGCGGTAAGATTGACATCAACCCTGCGCAGGTGGAATATTTGCTGAACGGCATCTTTGGTGGTGTGTCGTCAACCATTGACAGACTCACGAAAATGGGTGAAACCGTCATTGGCGACCGAGAGTATGATCCTCGTAGTTTCCTCTTGCTGAACAGACTTGTGAAAAACGGTGACGAACGTACAGAATACAGAGCCGTTAATAATGAGTATTTCAGAATAAAGGAAGAAAGCGAGAAATTGCGTACGAGGTTAAACCATTATGAGAACGACACGGCAGACGGAGTGTTTGATTATGCGGAAAAGATAGCATGGTTGAACAACTCGCCCGAGTATCGCATATTGGAAACGTACGAAGATTATTCGGGAGACATTGACGATATTAACGAGGAGTTGAAAGCCGCAGCCTCTGATGAGGAACGCAAGGAGCTTGAAGCCGAACTCAACGAGAAGAAGAAAGAACTTGTTGACGCTGTGAACAATATTCGAAATGGTAAGCAACAATAGTTAAACAACAAAGGACGGTGCAAGGAATTACCTTTGCACCGTCCCAAATTATAAAAATATGGCAAGAAGAAAATTACATAAGGCGAGTGCTGTCATGCCTCATGAAGGAATGGACAGCGTAGCTACAGCCAAGCACACGTTGAGCGGTAACCGTGCATTTGAGGTATTGTGGCAAGCCCAGCAGTATTGGCTTGCTATGGATACGTTCCGCAGAGACCGTGAACGTAACAAGAACTACACCTACGGACGGCAGTGGGATGACTACGTTTGTGTGAATGGTCGGAAAATACGCGAAGAGGAACTCATCAAGAAGCAAGGTAATGTACCCTTGAAGAACAACCTCATTCGTCGTATGGTACAAGCTGTACTTGGTATATACCGCAGTCAAGCCAAGGAACCAACTTGTACGGCACGAGACCGCGACGAGCAGCGTTATGGCGAGACGATGAGTACCGTGTTGCAATGCAACATGCAGCTGAACCGCATGACAGAGATAAACGCACGATGTATGGAAGAGTTTCTTATATCGGGCTTTGTCGTGCAGCGTAAGTGGTATGGCTGGCGAGAAAACAAGCTGGACTGTTGGACTGACTATGTACAACCCAACAACTTTTTCATCGATAACAACATGAGGGATTTTCGAGGTTGGGATTGCAGTTGTGTGGGCGAAGTACATGATATATCGTTTGAGGAACTGTGCGGACGCTTTGCCAAGGACGGAAACGATTACAACCGTCTGGCCGAGATATACAAGTTTGCCAAAGACAAATCGTATCTCAGTGCTACGTTTAATCATTTTGGCCATCCTTTGCAGGGCAACTTTGATTTTTTTGTTCCGTATGATGTGACACGTTGTCGTGTAATAGAAGTGTGGAGGAAGGAAAGCAAACCACGTGTCCGCTGCCATGACGTAAACAACGGCGATGTGTTCAAGATAGACATTGAGGATTTCCAAGCCCTTGTAACAGACGAAAACAACAAGCGTTTACAAGAGGCCCGTGAGCTTGGTATGGACGAGAGCGATGTGCCGCTTATCCGTTGGGAGTGGTTTATGGATAGCTACTGGTATTATTACATGCTCACTCCGTTTGGTGACATTCTGGAAGAAGGCGAAACCCCATACGAGCACAAGAGCCATCCGTATGTGTTCAAAGCATATCCGTTCATCGACGGTGAGATACATAGCTTTGTCAGCAATGTAATAGACCAGCAGCGATACACAAACCGTTTGATTACGATGTACGACTGGATTATGCGAGCTTCGGCAAAAGGTGTGCTGTTGTTCCCGGAAGACTGCTTACCGAAGGGAATGTCAATGGACGACGTTGCCGACGAATGGGCACGCTTCAACGGCATCATCATGATCAGGACACCGAAGGCCGGAATGCCATTGCCTCAGCAGATAGCCAACAACTGCACACAGATAGGTATCTCAGAGTTGCTGAGCATGCAGTTGAAGTTCTTCGAAGACATATCCGGCGTTAACGGCGCATTGCAAGGCAAGCCCGGTTATTCGGGTATGTCGGCCAGTCTGTACAATCAACAGGCACAGAACGCCTCAACGTCTCTGCTTGACTTGCTCGACACGTTCTCTTCTTTCGTAAAAGAAGGTGCGTATAAGGACGTGAAGAACATTCAGCAGTTCTACGACACGCCACGTGTATTCAACATTGCAGGAAAGAACTCTACCATTGTGGAGTACGACCCGAAGAAGATACGCGACGTAGAGTTTGACCTTTCGATTGTGGAGAGCACAGCAACCCCAGCATACCGCGCTCTAACCAACGACATGCTTATGCAGTTGTGGGAAAAGAACGCTATCAGCGTGGAGCAGCTGTTGGAACACGGCGACTTTCCATTTGCCGACGAGTTGCTACAGAGCATCAAGTCACAAAGGGAACAGCTGGAACAAGGCAAGGTGCCGGACGGCATTTCTCCGGAACTTGCGCAGCAGGTTCAGCAAAACGCAAACGCATCTGCCATGCAACAGGCACAGCAGATGTTACAAGCGTCTTAATAAAACTATCAGATGGAAGCCTCGGAAACGGGGCTTCTGTCTTTTCTAAGTGTACGGTTAACAATAGGAACCCATTCAGGCATATCCATTTCCCGGAAGCAGATATGCAGACCTATTGCACGTGTCATAAGCAAGTCGTCATGTTTGCCAGTAATAGCACCATACGCACCGTTCTGTTTTCGCTCATAGGTGTTGTATTCATCCAGACAGCGTTTGTCGCGCTCGATATAGAGTCGGTCGCGTACCACCTTGATGAGGGTAGAGATAATCATCGGCTTTGTTGACACATTGGTATGGAAGCCATATTTACGCGGTGCGCCCTCCCTTATTTCATCCTCCGACTGCTTGCGTGCATACAAGTTCGGGTAGATGTCTGAAATCTGATTGAGTATATATTGCGACTGGTCGCCACCTTCCACCTGACGCTCCTTGTCGTGAGTCTCCAACGTGTTAGACTCAATGACCAGAAGAGAATTGTCGTAGAACGCCGCTATCTGTGCTGCACGCCAAGCGAGTTGGTCAATGTCACAATGTCCGTACCACTGAGCCACCACAGACGGCGGCTCGCTACCATCAATCATACTAAGCCTGTCGAATACCACGATAACAGACCAGTCAGCTTTATTGGAACGTCCACCCACATCGACAACGGTAAGATAACGGTTGACAACTTCGTAGCCTTCGAATGTTTCCGGCATTGCCCATATAGAAAGTAATCCTTGCCTGTCTGCACGGAAACGGAGATTGGAAAGTGCATCCTCTCCTTCGTCTCCATCAGCATATACCTCACCGATATACTGAGGCTGCTTGCAGAACCGCTCGAACTTCTTGACACGGTATTTGTCGAACACCATAGAACCAGAATGAACGAAAGCCTCCACATCATCAGAAGGGAACTCGGAAGCCATTACAGCAAAGTCGTCCTTACCTGCACGCTCCTCTATGTACCAGTTGATAGCCTCCAGTGTAGCCCCTTTCTCCCATAACGACCAAAGGTAGCGTCCGGACTCCTCACGATTTGACGGCACATAGGCATTCTCTCTATTCTCATACAGCCATTGTGCAAATTCACGCATTTCGTCAGCCGAAGCGAACTGCTTGGAATACTGCTCAATCTGAAACCACGATATAAAAAGAGCTTCATATTGTGATTTGATTGTAGGATCTGCAGCAGCCGTATATTCTGTGTGGAAGAAGTTTCCTGTTCCATTCGGTGTACTCTCCATCACGATCATCGTGAATGGTTCCAAAAGAATACCGGAACATGCCGAACGCACGATGTCCTGCGGTGACTTACCTTCTGTCTTTTGCCACAAACCGACCTCTGACAAATGCACAAGAGAATAGGCACCGCCACGGCATCCATTAGGACGCTCAGCAGTGCCAACCTTAATCTTGCAATTGCGTTGTGGAACGCGATGAGTGGAGCCTGACTTACCTACACCAACCAATTTCGGCTCATTCTCGGAATATGCCTCACCCAGTTTGTGCAGGAACTCTACCGGGTACCTGTCAATCATGAGGTCGAACATATCCTTGATTTCGTCAGACGCTGCTCCTTGATGTGCAATGATGAGCGAGTTTAGTCCCTTTCGATGGTTGAACTGAAGCCATGCCATGTAGAGCTGTGTTGTAGTAGAACCACCCCACTGTCGAGCCTTCAACAATATAAGTCGTATAGGGAGACGAGCTTTTCTCTTCGCCTCGAAACGAGACACCAAAATACGCTGAGGATAGTAAAGACGGAACAGCACGTCCTTACCAGCCTTCTTGTTGTGGATATAAACGAGCGTAGCCGCCCAGAACGGGAAGTCGTGTTTGAAGCGTAGTCGTATGAGCTTACGCGAGACCTTGATGTAATCATCATCGTTTGGCTCAACATGGAGAACAGACGAAAGAAACTTGTCGATAGACCCAGCCTTGACAAGTTTCTTCACCATTTGTATTTTCATCATCTCTACAGGGAGCCATTGGACGGGTATGGCAAAGTCAGAGATACACACTCGCACACGTTCCCCTATGGACCCTTCACCCGTGACCGGGTCGAAGTGAGCGAACATCACCTCATTTCGCCGGTCGTTTTCAGCGAGTAAGCGTGCAATCTCTGTATCTATCATATTGGTTGTCATACCATCCATTCTTTATTCGGTAAATAAATTCGCCCACTGTACGAGGCGTGAGATAGAATTTCGGTGCAGGTTGATTTACTATTTTCGTCACAAGTTCGTACACCGATTTGTCGGGCTGTTTCTCACGTAGTATAACGAACCTTCGGTAAATCTCCTCAAACATTTCACGCTTGTTGCTCCTCATCCTTGGCATCGGTTTTCCAGCTGCCATTGCTGAAATGACAATAGCAGCCCTCTCCTCGCTCACCCAAAAGCGAGAAGCCGGAGACTGAGCGACAAGTTCGAAGATGACCGGCATCACGATGATGGATGCCTCTGCGAGTTTCTCCCGATATGCCCTCATGAGGTCGTTATTACGTTCGCGTGTAAATTCAAGAATGCTGCCAAAGTATTTCATAAAAGTGCCCGATTGTTTCCTCAAAGTTACAGAAACGAGGTCACAAAAGTTAAAAGTCAGTCCACATCTTATATAGGTATTTTTGCAAATGAATATGACACATTCTAAAGATTTTGAAGATAATGGCTGATAACAACGGAGTTAAGAGCAGACGCGACCAACAGTTGGAACGGCTGCGAAAGAAATATCCCGACAAGAAGTTCGAGGATGATGAGGAGATTTACGGTCAGATTTACGACGATTACGACCAATACGAGCAGGATCTTAGCGGCTACAAGGACAGGGAAAAGGCCATGTCCGACATGTTTGCCGCTGACCCGAGAAGTGCGCAGTTCCTTGCTGATATGCACAATGGTAACGACCCCTACGTCGGGCTTGTAAAAAACTTCGGCATAGAAATACAGGACGTACTTGACGATCCTGAAATGCAGGAGAAGATAGCCGAGGCCAACAAGGACTATGTGGAGCGTGTAGCCAAGTCAAGACAGCTTGACGAGGAATATGAGAAGAACATGGACGCAAGTCTTGAAACCCTTCGTCAGTTCCAAGAAGAGCGTGGCATGAGCGACGAACAGATTGACGCTGTAGTTGATGCCGTTTTGACCGTGGTTCGTGACGGTGTAATGGGCAAGTTCTCGAAAGAGACTCTTGCAATGTTCGTGAATGCCATCAACCATGACAGTGATGTAGCCTCAGCAAGTGAAGAGGGACGTGTTGCCGGACGCAATGACAAGATTGTGGAAGGCTTGCGCAAGCGAGACAAAGGCGACGGCACTGCGCCACTGAACGGCAAGAATGGCGGTGCGCCCAAGAACAAGAGAAACATGGACATCTTTGACTTTGCAAATGCTGCAAAATAATACGTCATGAGCATTAGTGTAGAATTTCCAAATACAAAGCCACGTGAACCCTCACAAGGAAGTGCAGGATTGCGAACACATATCGGTGGTGCCTGTACCACTGTAAGTGCGTTAATGGAAGCAAGCAAAGCTATACATAACGAAGGCTTTGTGAAGAAAAGCATTGTCAAGGTACCGGCAAAAACGAAACATAACAATAACAAATAAAAACAAATTAAAATGAGCGTAGAAGTAACAACGACCCAGCAACAGAACTCTGGCAGTGCAAACACGCCAGATAGTCCTGAACTTACTCCAAGTGCTGGTTCCGCTGGTCTTCAGACACAGTTAGGTGGTGCGCCTACTACCGTCAGTGGAATAGAGAACGCATCAGGAGGTATGGGCGAACTTGTAATGCCCGAAGTTGACAAACGAATTTTCATGTTTGAACGTGATCAGAACTCTTTGATGCAGCTTATGCTGATGGCAAAGTCCGTGAACGTTCATAGCATGGAAGTGAAACACTATGCAATTGACCAAGGCACACCAATCGTTACGGTTGCATCTGTTAATGGCAATACTATCACGTTGGTAAATGCCGACCAGAAGAAAGTTCGAGCATACGACACTCTTATGGTCAAGGGAGTCAAAGGCTACGACTTTATCGGTGGTACCAATGTCAAGAGCCGTCGTCCCCTCCAGCTCTTTGTAAAGAGCGTGAACAACGACGACACCATCACCTGTATTGCAACCAACGGTGTTAAGCAGGCTGCGACAGACCAGTATGGCAGTCTTCCAACAGCAACCTCTCCAACAGCAAGCAATACCAATATCATAACAGCAGGTACGAAGTTAGTACGTATGGCTAATGCCATGTATGAGACTCAGAAGTGGGTTGACCCCAATACTGTCATTCCTTCTCCAGACGACTTGTACTTGCAGAAGCGAGGTATGACAAGCATCGTATCAAAGTATCTTGCCGGCCAGAACATGGAGATACCTTACGATGAGGCTGTCAAGGCAGAGGCTCAGTTGCGTGAGTTCAAGGCTGCCGGCAACCGTACGCTTCTCATTTCTCAGCAGAACAAGATGCTTGTACGTTCAAGCATGGGTGACGACCAGTGGGACTATACGACCAATGGTGTTCGTTGGCAGGTGAAGCGTGAGGTGAAGCATCGTGGCAAGTGGACATTTGAGGATGTAATGTCTCTCATCAAGCTATACTACGGTGGTGCAGACAAGCCTAAGTCCGGTCTCTTCCTCGTTGGTGACAATCTTGGTCAGAGCTTGCAGCTCATTGACTGGAGCAAGCACCCAGAGGTTACGATGGAGCCTTTCACCAATGAGAGACTTGGTTGGAAGGTGACACGTCTGTACTGCATCTTCGGTGAGCTTCAGATTAAGATTGAGCCTACGTTCAATGATTGCGGCTACGAGAATAGCGGTATCATTGTGGGTGAAGACCGTTTGGTACACTATGTACGTCGTGGCGAGAGCAGCTACACAGAGGACGTTGAAGGTGAGGAGGCAACACGCAATGGCGTTCTCGTCAGTGACGCTCTTGGTTTGAAGGGCAACTGTCACATCTGGGTTGATGGTGACGATGACGATGACGACACCGCTCCTGCAGCTGACGAGTTCCGCTTGTGGAGTAGTGACACTGCTCCAACCGAAGCTGATCTCGAAGATGGCGTAATTTACGTTTTCGCTTACGGCATGAACATCAAGTCAGGCACTGCCACTATTACAGTGAGTGCAGGTGACGCATTCAAGTACAATGCGACAGGCGAGAACGAGAAGAAGTGGGTTCGTTTCTACGGTCCTATTTCAGCTGAGTAACTTTTTTTGTCAACGCTAATTATGGGGGTGGATGCGCTTTAAGTCAATCCGTCCCCATTTTTAATAAAACAATATAACATGGAAATTAAAACATACGGAGTATATGGTCTCACGGAATGGCACGGTAAAGTTAAGGCCGGCACCCTTGAGGCGAACTTGTCGTTCGTTGGTGGCACGTCTTCTCCAAGTGGTTCACAACCTGCATACATGGTGACCAAAGACCCAATTACACAGTTTGTAATTGAGAACTCAAAGGAATACAAGAGTGGTTTTATCAGTCTCGTAATGCGTCAAGTACTGCCCGGTACCCACATGCGAATTGCTACCCATAAGTCTGTTCCTGACAGTGACGAACAGGCGAATGAGCATTTGTCAGAAGAAACTAAGACAGAAACAGTGAAGCCGACAGGTGATGTAGAAACGCCTACACCAGAGACAGGCATCGAGCCTATCGAGGACGAACGTGGTCTTACAGAAGTTGAGTTCAGTACCAACCAAGAAGCCAAGGACTATCTCACGAAGACCTTTGGCGTGAAGAGTGGTACGATGAAGAACCGTGCTGACATCGTAGCCATTGGTGAGGCAAACGGCATTAAAATCATTTTTGTAACCGAGTAATCACAGCGACGGTATGGTGTACAAAATCGAAGTCGTGGAGCGTGACGTGCGCATTGCCATTGACGAGAACAAGACAAGCGAGCAGCTCATCAGCGATGAGGACATTGACACCTTATCGTTGAATGACATCATCCGCTCAAAGATAGTGGAAGCCGTTCGGCGTGTAGAGTCGTCCGCTCCCGTTCACTACTTGGAAGAAGGTCACGTATTTGGTGATGCCATCTACTGGGAGGAGAACGGAAGCGGTTGGACTCTGCTGCCCGATGATTTCATGCGTCTTGTTGCCTTTCGCATGAGCGACTGGGAACGCACCTGCTATATGGCCATATCAGCAGACGACCCATTGTATGGCCTGCAATCGTCAAGATACAAGGGTATTCGTGGCAATGTCCAGAAGCCGGTGTGTGCCGTAGTGAACCGTGCCGAGGGCAAGGCGTTGGAGTTCTTCAGCTGCAACAGCGAAGAAGCCTACGTGAAACGTGCCTCATACATTCCTTATCCGAGCATAGACGATGGGGACGGCATAGACATCAGCGAGCGTTGTTACACAGCCGTGGTTTATACTACGGCAGCATTAGTACTAACCGCCTATGGTGCGAGCGAGCAAGCAGCCGCAATGAACAACTTGGCAAAAAGCATTTTTGAATAATGAGTTCAATACCAACAAAACAGATAGATGGTGACGTTGCGGTTAGTCGTGACGTTAACATCGGCGGCAAGGCCACCATACGCGGTTCGGCAAAGGTCGGCCACAATCTGACCGTTGACGGCTGGCTTGAAGCCCGTAATGTGAAATGGGCAAACAAAGGCCTGTTTACCTCAGAAGAAGCCCTGAAGAAAGCGTACCCCCGTCCTGAGAAAGGCTGGTGGGCTATTGTCGGTAATACAGTGCCCGGCGACATTTATGTAGCCGAGAACGGGCAATGGGTAGCTACCGGCGAGCAAGGCGGTAATCCGAGCATAGACTGTCAGCCCTTTTTGGAAGATTTGTCGGCTCTTAAAGACCGCATGGATGCGACCGATGCTCAGGTTGAATCGTTGACCGAATCCGTGCAGAAAGCCGAAATGGCCGTTGTGCAGGTTTCGGAGTTAGACAAAGAGACGGTAGAGGGTGTGAAGAGTGAGCCACGTCGCAGCGTGATGATGGTTGTAGACGACCAGGGCCGTGTGGTAGGCGTGCTGTTTCAGTTTGCCGATAACATGGAACACGTGCTGACACAGGAATTTCATACGCACTATGTGATAGAAGGAGCCGGAACGACCGCCGAAATTGCGAAGTCACACAACCATAATAAGGTGAATGTGCTTCATCGCATGTTTACGAACCGCGACTACCTGCGTATTAGCGGCATGGTTTCGGCGTATACGATAGAAAGTGCTTTTCCCGATGGTGGCGATTTGGCTTCGGGTAATGGCATCAAGGCTTATTTTTCGCTATTCGAGTACGATACGTCGTCGATGCCCGACGGCAATAGCTGGCCTGCGCTGAAATGGTCTCCTTGGCAGAACAAGGAGGCGGAAGATGCTTTTTTTGTGCAGCATTCTCTCAATGAGCGCGCCAAGGACAGTTTTGTTAAGCAGCTACAGAAGACCTACGATGCGGCGATTGCATCATTGAAGTCGGCCGACAAGGACCAGCTTGAGGTGATAGATGGGCTTGTGAGCACGGACGTGGACTTTGAGCAGCGTATGAAGGCTGTGGAGGTTGAGGTGCCGAAGATTGGGAAGCTGGAGGGGCATGTAGCAGACTTGATCGAGGGCTGCACAATGCGGTTCGATGGGTTTGCTTCGCTGGGGTCGGTGTCTGACATGAGCGTGGAGCGTCCGCTGAGCATTCGTTTCCATACGGGGCAGCAGGTGTTCGTGGCGGAATATCGTAGGGGTGCGTGGTGTAACAACTGGCCTTCGCGCTATCAGTTCATGGACGATGAGGGGCATGTGAGGGCTAACAAGTTGTTTTTGTGCGATTCAGCCCTTTACTGCTGGAACCCTGGGCGTAACCGCTTGGAGCTGGTGCAGGGCGGTGGCGGTGGCGAGATGCCCGACCCGAGCGATTTACGCCGACGGGTAGAGATACTTGAAAATGAATTGGCGCAGCTTCGTGAATTATTGACTGTTTGATCATTTCCGGAAATACAAACAATTATTAACCCAAAACAAAACAAAAAATTATGGCAGAAATTACTGTTGCCGGGGGCACGCGCGTAGGTTTTAGCGCGAACAAGACCCTGGAAGAGGCAAAATCACTTAAGGATAACCGCCTGGTTATTTGCAAAGGCCACGAGCTATCGTTTAATGGTCAGCGCGTGGGACTGAGCGAGAGTGAGGCCAGTTTTATCAAAGAGAAAATGGATGAGGAGTTTGCGTCGAAGGTGAAGGTGCAAATCAGCGTTTCGCCTACAGTGCAGGATGCTGCAGCTCCAGTATCTGTTACGATTACGGTGAAGACGACTTTCAATGGGGCTGCTGTTGATGCTGATGCTTTGCCTACGTGCACGGCTTCAAACTCAGGTGGCAGCAATCCGATTACACTGACAAAGAGTAGTACCGGTGTTTATACCGGGAAGACGGTTTCGGGTGTATCACGTGCAGAGACTTTCACTGTGAAAGCTACAGTAAGGGGTGTTCAGAAGACGGAAACAGCCGTTGTTCAGGCTTACCATAAGATTAAGTATGGTGTTTCGTCTCAGGAAGTTATTGCAGCTTCGGGTCCTATTCCTTCGAGCTTTACCTCGGTTGGTCCGAAGAGCAGTGCTGCTGGCGACTATAGTTTCACGTTTACGGCCAACACTTACGGATTTATTCTTGTGCCTAATGGTGTATCCCTTCCAGCTTCGATGCAGGGCGATAATCCCAGTGGTGTAGAAGGTCCGCTTCCTGTTCCTTTCACGAAGTTGGCGAATGTGGTTGTAGGTGGTGTGACCTATACTCAGCTTCGCATTGCTTCGATGCAGGCGGCAAGTACGCACAAGGTTACCTTTAAGTAAGAGATTGGAGTAGTTAAAAGTATAATTGAAAAAAAGGAAATAGAAATGGCAGAAGTAACTTATATCAGTTATTCAGCGCGTGCCAAATCGACTACGGCAGATGGTATTTTTGCCGAGGCTCATCAGATTTTGGACGTTAGCAAGAACAAGAATCAGCAGGCTATCAATGCTGAGGTGACTACCGAACTTGGGAAGAAGGTGGCGAAGTCGGACTTTGATTCGTTTAAGACTTCGAATACGAGTGCGATTGCGGCAAAGGCTGACAAGAGCTATGTGGATACAGAGTTGGGCAAGAAAGCAACGAAGAGCGAACTCAGTGCAGTTGATGCAAAGTTTGCCGGTGTTTTCTGTAACGTGGACGAAGTTATCAATAACGGTGGTGATGTACGTGTGACCATCGACACAGTTGATAAGAAGAAAGTGGATATTGATCTTCCTGTTTACCACAAAAGTGTAGTTGATACGAAGCTGGGCGCGAAAGCCAACTCGGCAGACGTTTACACGAAGACACAGGTTTACACGAAGGGTGAGACCGATACGAAGCTGGGCACGAAGGCCAACTCGGCAGACGTGTACACCAAGGCACAGGCCGACAGTGCTATTACGGCAAAGGTGAATGCGGCGGTGGCATCGGTGTATCGAGTGAAAGGTACGAAGGCTACGATTGCTGAGGTTACGGCACTGACGAATGTGAAGTGTGGTGATGTGTGGAACGTGACGGCAGAGTTTACACTTGGTGGCAAGAAGTATCCAGCCGGTACGAATGTGGTGGCTTTGGCCGACAAGAGTGCTGCTGATGCCGCGAACTGGGATGCGCTTGGTGGCACGGTGGATATGGCCGGACATACTCAGGAGATGAAGACCTGGGCGAATGGTCAGTTTGCCGGAAAGGCTTTCGAGGCTAAGGTTACCACCAATACCCAGAACATCAGCAGCCTGACTACGCGCGTGACAGCGGCTGAGGGTAAGTTTGCCGGATACTATACGAAGGGTGAGACCGATACGAAGCTGGGCACGAAGGCGAACTCGGCTGATGTGTATACGAAGTCGCAGGTTTATACGAAGGAGGAGACGAAAACCGAAGCTGGTTATGCGGCCCGTCTTGCCTTAATGGCTAACCGCGTACTTGATATCAGTGGTGTTGCTGTCGGTGTAACTATTAAAATGCAAAGTGTATCACACCGCAATGGTAGTGTGGTACTGGCGATTGGTGCTACTACGATGGGTAGTCTAAAGAGTACCCAACTTTGCCTTCATGCCAATGATGGTAATTATTATGCTAACTGGCAAAAAACGACGGCAGAAGAAGCGGCTATTCTAAACGGGCATTTTGTGCGCACTCCCGATGGTAACGTATATACGCAAGGCGGTTCAACCAAGGAAGAGGCTTGCGTTGTCAATGCGGTTAAAATCGTGGAAAACGTGTACAAAAAGAACGAGGTGGACACGAAGCTTAGTTCGAAAGCCAACTCGGCAGATGTTTACACCAAGGGCACCATTGACACGAAGCTTGCTGAAAAGGCTACCACGGCGTCTGTGAACAGTTTGACTACGCGCGTGACAGCTGTTGAGACAAAGGCTTCGACGAATGCGAGCAATATTACTAACTTGACTTCACGCGTTGGTGCTGTTGAGAGTAAGTTCTCGGGCTATGTGCCTACTACTACCTACAACGCGCTTGCAGCGCGTGTGGCAGAGCTTGAAGCCCTTTTGAAACTGGCATAGTTTATAAGCAATTTGTCAGCCCCATGCGCAGGGCTATTGTTTTGTGCATGGGGCTGATTGTTTTATCAAAAAAGAAGGAGAATTTATGTTACAGCCTTGGAAGAATTTGGAAGGTAAGTACTACCGTATAGATGTAGGTACAGCAAAGTCGACAGCTATGAGCAGCACGGCGAATGCTTCGACGATATACTTTTGTACGGACGGCAGCATTGTGCTGAACGGTGTGGAAATGGGCCCGAAGTATTCAACGCCCGACCTTTCGCCTTACTTGAAGACGGATGGTTCGCGCCCGATGACGAACACGCTGAAAATCAATACATGGAACGCGCTGGAGCATACGATGGGCGGCTATAAGGTGTTTTTCAGAAACGATGGTGCGAACTTTTATGTGATGCTGTCGAATAAGAATGGTTCGTCGTTTAACTCGCTGCGCCCGATACGTATTGACATTGTGACGGGCGATGTGCATTTTTGCGGCGATAAGCTGTCGGTGTACAACAACGGCGATGTGTATGTTCGCGGTACGCTGCATGCGAGCAATGTGGTTAAAACGCTTGAGGCAGATGTTGCGGAGACCGATATGGGTGTTGAATAATTTGTTTTAAAAAAAAGAGAAAAGAAAGGAGGACGTGTTGAGTTATGGAAAAGACAGGAACGGCAGGTTTGCTGTGGTGGGCTACGATGGGTAGCGAGGCACTGGATGTGCTGTATGACCTTCGGTGGATGCTGGTGCTGATAGTGGTGCTGATTGTGTCAGACTTTTGGTTTGGTGTGAGCGATGCGCTGAACAAGCACAAAGAGTTTCGTTTTTCGCGCGCTGGTCGCAGAACGTGTAACAAGGCCGTGGATTACCTTACTTACCTGCTGCTTGGTGCTATCCTTGGGCTCGCCATTTTTGAACCGCTTGGTGTGACGAACCATACGGTTACGGCCGCTGTGGGGTTAGGGCTTGGTTGCTTGTGGGAAATTGACAGCATTGTGGGCCATGTGTGCAGCCTGCATGGGGTGACAAACAAGTTTAGTGTGAAACGATTTTTGATCAATTTGCTGCGTAAGAAGTACCCGGAAGTGGGAGAAGCGGTCAGTGAAAGTTTAGACGAACCTGAAAAAAAGAGATTGGGATTATGAAGATTTTGATTGACAACGGACATGGAGTGAACACACCAGGCAAGCAGTCTCCCGATGGAAAGCTCCGTGAATATGCCTACGCAAGAGAGATTGCAAAGAGAGTGGTGAACTGCCTACGCTGCAAAGGTTACGATGCAGAGCGTATCGTGGAGGAAGAAACAGACATTGCTCTTTCTGTTCGCTGCAAGAGGGTTAATGACATCTGCAAGGAACTCGGCACAAAGAACGTGTTGCTTGTTTCAATCCACAACAACGCAGCAGGAAGTGATGGCAAATGGCATGATGCAAGAGGTTTCTCTGCTCACGTTGGATTGAACGCATCAAGCAAGAGCAAAGCTTTTGCTCAGTATCTTTGGAGTGAAGCAATACAGCAGGGGCTGAAAGGCAATCGCAGTGTTCCCAATCCAAAGTACATTGCACAGAACCTTGCTATCTGCCGTGACACCAACTGCCCGGCAGTACTTACTGAGAACCTTTTCCAAGACAACAAGGCTGATGTGGACTTCTTGTTGAGTGATGAGGGCAAGGACAAAGTTACAGCCGTGCATGTGAACGCTATTGTTGAATTTATCAAAGACTATTATGGATAAGAAGATTTTAGGCTTTTTGTGGGCAATGTTAGGTGTGGTTGTTGGCATCGTCTGTCTGGTTGGCATCGTGCATTGCGGAGGCTACAGCAAAGGTCACGAACCTGCAGACGTGGTGCGTGACACTGTGATTGACACCATACCTTACTACATGCCGGTACCCAAGGACAGTTTGGTGTTGACATACAAGACCGTGACCCTGCACAAGAGTGACAAGGCGCAGCCATCTATCCGTGCGGACACACAACCGGCAGAAAGCTGTACACAAAACGATGCGGCAGATGTGCGTGACAGTACAGAGGTTACTATCCCCATCATCCAAAAGATGTATAAAAGCAGTGACTACACGGCATGGGTGAGCGGATATGACGTGCAGCTTGACAGCATCTATGTATATCCCAAGCATGAGTATGTAACGCGCAAGATTAAGCAGCCTCCTAAGAAATGGCATATCGGTGTGACGGCAGGTTACGGCTTCGGCAAACAAGGTATGCAGCCCTATATAGGCATCGGACTAACGTATTCACTAATCTCATTCTGACATGGAGACAATCACCGTACAGATATTCAAGGACGACGTGTATGAAGAGGTAGCCAAGGCTACCGACTACACAGGAGCGAAGCTGATAGACGGCGACGAGGGAGCGCGAGACCGCATCCTCGCCACGGACAGCGACCTTTCAGACCTCGGCAGGTTTTGGGAGGAGTCGGTGCTTGCCACCAATGAGAGGCTGAAAGAGATGATCGTGAGCGGAGCTACGAAGCAGATATTTGTAACGATAACTCCTATTCCACCCATACAACAACCTAAAGATGTAGAGGCACAGAGCATCGTTGTTCCGTCGCTTGCGACGAGGACAGGCTACGAAGCCGTGCTGGAGGTGAGCAAGTCGTTTGACAAAGGGATGAAGGACAATGTACAGTCGGCCCTTCGCAACTTCTTTATTGCCTCAATCATCGCCCAGTGGTTCAAGCTGGCCAACAAGGGCGAAGCCGCTGACTACTTCAACCAAGCCGGAGAAATGATGGACGGTGCGGAACGTCTGCTATACAGCCGCAAGAGACCGACCCGTCCGAGTGACTAACAAATAATATTTTATTGACATGGAAGGACAAGAAAAGACATTAGGTGCTAAGAAGAGCGTGACGGCAACCATCAAAATTTCGTGGCTTCTCTTCGACATCATGAACGAGACCTTCTTGCGTGGCCGTACTATCCAGAACAAGGACAACCACAAGGAGGTGGCGAGCATGTTTGCCTCTGAGGATGAAGAAAACCGCGAGAAGATACTTCGCTCTATCAAGAAAGGCTTTGCCGAGGTGAAGACAGAACTGTCGGACTACCTCAACGAGGACGGCACAACCACAGACAACAGCCACTATGACGGCAGCACAGACCTGACGCTTAACCTCACAATGCCGAGCAACTTCAACGAGGCTGCAACCACCGGTGTAGGCGAGGCTATCCACGACTACCTGAAGAACTCTGCCATCGCCGAGTGGTACATGGTGACAAACAAGGCAGACGCTGAACAGTACATCGCCCTTGCACAGAGAAGTTTGCTGAGCATCCAACAGGCAGTGAGCAAGCGTAGCCGCCCGAAGCGTCCAACAGACTAAGGAGGAACGCTTATGAGCTGCTGCATAGAGAATGAGGGAGCGAAGCTAAAGGTAAAGCTTACCTTCGAGCGAGAACAGCTGCTCTATGACATCAAGAACAATGCCTATGTGGAGAGCCATGTAATGGCCCCGGAAACCGAGCACGCCAAGCACATGGTGGCTGACGTTGGTGAGGAGGGCAATGTGGACCGGGTGACAAGAGTGCTGGATTTGGGTATCTCCATGTGCCGGGAAATGCTTTACCCTTGGTCAAAGAAGGAAATCGTCAAGACAGAGTTTGACGACAAGCTAAAGGAGAGGGAGCAATATCATATAAACATGAGTGTGCCCAACACTATTTCGCAAACCACGCTGACCTATGTGGAAAGGCTGATACATGAATACCTTGTGTGCCGAGGCGTGGCCGACTGGCTAAGCATAACTAATCCGTCGAAGTCGGAGACGTGGCTTGCCAAGGCTGCTGAGGCAGAGCAAGAAATACGCACCTCCATCCATTCAAGAATGGAGAGGAAGCGTATCAGGCAACATTGGTTAGGATAATAAAGACAAGAGCCGAGGTGCATCACGCATCCCGGCTCTTTTGTTACCTAAAACAATCTAACCTTAATAAATAACTAAACCTAATAATAACTTCTTTATCTCGGCTTGTTGGTTTGTCGAGGTGTGAACTCGACTGACGCGCCGTAGATGTTTTCATCTGGTGAGAGTGTGGCTACACCGGCAATTCGGAAATACTTGTAAGGAGAGCCACGGAAGCCCTGTAGATAATTGTCTTTGCTTGACCATACAAGGTGCCAGTTCTGCAAGTCGCGCGAACCGTAGAGGGCCGTGGATACGTTTCCTTTGCGGAACAGTCCACGCTGTATGACACTGGCGACAGTCTTCAATACGTTTGCCGCTTCAAGTTTGAGAGGGCGTGTGACGTACAGGCATTTGACGGTATCCGTTATTGGGACAGAGAAGTTGAGTACAGCATTTTTTGTGTCCATGGCCAGTGCATCCGGATATGAATTGAGGTGTGAGACGATGTTAGAGAACATCATTCCCCATTGATTTGTCTTCAGCGAGAATACATAGGCGTAGGTGATACCGGGCGCATAGACAATGACGCGCTGATGAACATAGTCGTATAGCATCCGGCACTGTTTCAGAAATTCTGTGAACGGCAACGTGGGCAGACACTTGTATGTTGCAGGTTCATGTCCGAGCATGGTGTGCAGCTTGTCGAACCCGGGAAGCCGGAGCGCATCGAACGGATATTCGGAGTTGATGGCTTCGGATATGCACTGTGTCTGCGAGCCGCTGATCAGCATTATACCGCGGTCGGTTGGGAAGAGAACAGCGGAGTCGAGCTGTGTGATGCTGTCGGGATTGATGCACACGTCGCGCGTGATGGGCTGCTTGGCAGAATAGATGCCAGTAGACGAAACCTCTAACGCCCATACACCCTCAGAGGTGAAGGCATAGAGAGGGAACTGTCCGAACTGTCCTTCTGAGAGAGCCTTTGCTGCAGAACAGATGCCCTTAATCTCTCCCGTGCCAACGGTGTTGATACCAAGTACCGGGAAGTAGAAGGGGTTGTTGACCTCGGAGGTGTAGATTTTGTTGGGGACATCTATTGTGCGGTCTGAAATGCTCGATACGGTGGGAGTTGTACCTTTCTGTTCTGGATTGTCCCAACCTCCAAAATAGAATGAACCATTAAGGAAACCATGCTGCTCGAGCTGCACCTCGTATGGTGAACCCAAAACGTACCACTTTACAATGACAGCCTTGTAAGCATTGATATTAGGATAGTATATGAACAACATAGGAGCATCATAGTTGCCCAATTGATATGCATCCCCTCTCACTATAATATCCCTGCCGTCCTGCTTGATGTAAATGTATACAGAATAGGCAGCCTTGTCGTCAAAGTATGTTGGGGTCATGTGCTCATCATTCCAATTGCCGACATATCCATCTGTATAACAAAATACAGATGCCGCGTTATAGCCAGAAAACAACATTTTCTTTATGTTTGCAATATTGAGGCGAGAGTTATACGCGAAAGCATAGCGAGGAACAATTGTGTCGTGACTGTCATAATCATCTGTCATTACCTCGCGCGTGACGAGTGACTGAAGATAATCCTCTTCGATGTTGAGCAACGTGCGTGAAGTAGTCAGAGCCTCAATTTTTATACTCTCCAGCATATAGAATTGCGATGTGGACTTGATGTCCTCCTTTACAGCATCAACCGACCTACGAGGCAATATCAAACGTCCAGCAGGATATGTAAGATTTGTTGGGTCGAATGTGTACGCATATAGTTTGTTGAATGTGTGCTTTTGGTAACGTAGAGGGTATGTTGTGGTAGATGCTGCTTGATTGGTGTGCTTACACACACAATATGAGTCTATTTCAGAGGATGCAGCAAAACGTTCACATTTACCATTCTGGTTGTAGGTGTATATCGGTTTGGAACAGAATATGTCAACAGAGCGCACTATGTCCTTCCAGTTGGAAAGGTTGTTGATATACGATTGCTCGATAACTGCATAGTCCAGTTTGTGAACCATTGCGACAACACGCATTGCAGCCTCCTTGTATGAGCCTTTTCCACGGATGTGGTTCCAGAATACTTGTGGCGACAAGTCGGAAGATGCAATCATGAGAATGGGTGCAGAGTGCATCGTAAGCGAACCGTCATAGAGACGATAAGCATAGCGAATGAAGAAAGGATAAATGAAACGTCCTTTGTTTGTACTTTCCTCGGCAATGAACTTATTGACCTTTGCAAGCACTTGGTCTGTTATCTTATTTTTGTTATCGTCAGAAAACTCTTTCCAAATATCACCCTCACTGATGCCGTTGAAGCTAATGGAGAACTCATCTGTGCGAACTAATTCGCCTTGCAAACCAAATGACAGCGGACACTCTGGTATTTTTGAACCAAGATACAGGTAGCCTGTGGAGCCGCCTTTCCACAGGTAGTATTGCATGCCATTATCTGTAAGAAAAATGAGAGTGTTGCCAACAGACGTAACCTTTATGCAGTTAGTTACGTTGCCAATAGCGGTGGTTGTATCTGGCTTTTTTTTGTCAAACCAGCTATATGAATTGTCCTTGGCTACAATGTAGTGCGTGAAACTTGATGACTCGTGAATGAACACGCAACTGCCTATATCGTCAGAAAGTTGTATCTCAACAGACGGAGGCAGAATAGGCTGTAATGATCCGTTTTCGGGCAGGAGATTGATGGACACGGCAAGAGAGCCGTCGGAACATTCATAGTCGGACGGCACAGCGGAGAAGCCACTATATTTTATTTCTTGGTTCATAACGGATGCTTAAATATTATTGGTAAAACTGTTTCGCCGTCGCGTTTCTCTGCTTGGCCTATCATGAATGAGGCACGCTGCTCTTTTATGCCGCAGTTGTCGAGCATGAGCCGTGCGAGGAGGACGGAAGACGCACAGTAGTTGTTGGAACCTTTCTTTGTCGGGTGACACTGTGCGACATACCGTCCTATTGCATTTTGGTGCCGGACAGCAAGCAGGTAGCACTCGCCAAGGCGGAAGGCTACGTTGATACTGTCGCCCGGCTGGAGCGAGAGTAGCCGCACGACTCTTGCCGTAATGGAAATGCGGCCATTACGGGAGAATGTTATGTCGGGGCGGCGTGTTCGTTCCAAGAGTTTAATCATAATGCAAAGATATAGGGTTGTTGATGAAAGATGGTTTTAAGTTTAGAGGGACGTTCAATCCATCATGTGATGATGAATTGAACGTAGAAGTGAAACTCCCGGCACAACCTTGGTATTTGTGGGTAGTGCTTTGGATCCTCATTGTAGGGGAGGTATATGCACCGCTCCTTGGTGTTGCAGTGAATACCTCTCCTACGTAGCTTGTAGAGCATGTTAGCCCTGCGTTTGGGATGGCGCATCTTTCAAGAATTTAAGGCGCGTAGCAAGATTGCCAAGATAATTTTTCATGTTCATACGCTGGAGAGCCATGAGCCAAATCTGTTTTTTTTCGCATACCTTCTCTGCCTTGCCACTTTCAAGAAAGTTGTCGAGCTTGTTGTAACTCTCCTTCAATTCGTCGTGCTCTATCTGCAAGCGGTCGATGAAGCTGTCGGCACACTTGTAGGCTTGCTCAAAGACAGACTTAGGAGACCAAGAGTCGTAGGTACTGCCGTCTGGGTTGGTGTACTGCACGTGATAACCTTCACGCCATTCGTGGTTGTCCTCGTTCTTGCGAGCGTAACCTTTCTCTACTGCGGCCAATTCGTTCATAGGTTCGGCCTTAACCTGTTTTGTTCCGATGTAAGTTTTCATTGTTTTATTGTTTTATGTTTACCATGACGTTTCAAACACACTTCACATTTGATGAAAGTGTGTTTGTTGATCATCGTTTCTAATTGATGCTGCCTTTCGTGTTCCATCTTTGATAAGAACTTAGCATCGCTAAATCCTTTCTTGTAACCCTCGAAGTAGCCATGCTCTTTGCCTTTGTCTTTGCCTAATTGCCAGGCGATGTAGTCCTGCCAGCCCGGCGGAACGATGCACCGCCAGTCCTTGCCCGGATTCCTCCGAATCCATAGCTTCGTCGAATGAATCATTCGGTTGGCTATGGTTTCGGGTGGGATTCCGAGGAGGTTGCTGCATTCTGCTGCATTGTCGGGTATTGGCGGTCCTATATCCCTCTCGGCAAAAAGAGGGATTTGGACGATAGTACGTTTCATCAGTCCACAATTACGTCGATGATATTTGTTTCAGCAATGGACAGGATTTGCGTATCGCTGATGAGTTGGCTTGCATAATTCTTTGCGGCTGAGGCTGCAGCGTCGAAGCATTCGGCAGCGATTAGGACGAGCGAGGTGCAGGATTCTTCTTTGGCGGTGCGCTCGTTGATTGTGATGTGCTTGAGTTTTGCGCGGTACCACTTGATGGGTCCGTTGTCGTCGTCGTCAGGGATAAAGTCTGCGAGCTTGACATTGGATACGGCTGTAACGGCATAGTCGCGGAAGTTCATGGAATGGGCGTACTCTGCCGCCTTTGTTTCAGCGTCGGCGAATGAGACTGCGCTAAAGAGGTAGGTTTCGGTGATTTCTTTTTCTGAGCCGTTCTGCTGTACGGCTGTGTAGCGGATTTTGACTTGACAGTACATGATGATGAGTTTTAGTTGTTTGAGAACGTTTTTGGTTCGATTTGCGGTTGATTGGCGGTTGGGTTTCGCCCGGTTTGCGTTTGATTTGTCGTCGGGGGCGTTGCCCCTATGACGACGTACTGCCCTTACAGGGCGCCACGGGTTCAAAACCTCTGTCGCTCTGCACTGCGGTTTGCACTGACGTTGCCCTTACAGGGCGCCACGGGTTCAAAACCCACGAATGTGGGGAGTGTAGTGAAGCAGGGCGTCATGGGTTCAAAACCTCCGATGGGTTGAGTTAGTTATCGATAGAGCACAACGGCTTTGTTTTCGGCTGTTATGCGGAGGATGTCCATGTAGACAGTGTAGAGCGAGAACCAGTAGTCTCCGGCTATCTCGGCAGCGTATTGTTTAGCTTCGGGCAGGTACCGGCGGAAAGTGTCATAGAGATGTTGAGCCGTGGCGTAGTCGAAACTGGTATCGCTGTCGTATGACAGGAGAAATGGCGCGAAGGGTTCATCGATGTAGGATTCTTCGTCGTTCCACACTTCGTGTATGTTCATGCCGCAGCTCATTCGGCAGACTCCTTGTCGGAACCAATTAAATGCACTGTAGGGTATGTGGAATGTCGGAACTTCGACCTCTTGGCAACGATAGTAACCAGTTCCTACTTCGAGATTCTTTGACCCGGGAGGAATGTTTCTGACTTCGTTGAGCAGCCTGACGTCGTCGTCGGCAGCTTCGGCTTCTGTGACGCGCTCGATTGGTTTGAATACTCTGATGTGTAATCCCATAGTTCGTGATGTGTGAAGTTAGACGATTCGTTTGTCGATGGGATTGTTTGATTTGCCGACAGTTCCAAGTTCCAGGGCATGCTTGATAATTTGGTCGGCATTGCTGATGGTGGATACTTGCTCACCGAAGCCGTAGACAAAATGCATGGCTACGATTTCACCATTCGCCATCCAGCATCGGTAGATACTTGCTTTAAGGCTTGAACTTTTGGCTTTCTTGAGTGTTGGATAGATTATCCCATTGGCGGCATTGAAGAAGGCTTTTTCGTAAGTGGGTTGTTCGTTGGTTGTTTTCATTCTTGTGGGTGTTTTTTTTGATTAGCCTTTTCTGCACCTGAGATGGTGTAGATGAGTTCGTCTAAGGGCATTGCTGCCAATTTGCAGAAAACTCGTTCTGCGACTTGAATGGTGTCTAAAGCCTCGTTCCAGGGCATTTCGGCCAAGCGGTTGAAGATTCTCTCGGCTACATGCTTGTAGGTGTAGGCTATGCAGAGCAGTTCAGTGCGCTTTGCCCCAGAGCCGTCTGTTCCGTTGCTTCGCGAAGTCAGGCTGCACCTCAGCATAGCTTTTGAGAGCAAGCTCTCATCGCTCTGCATTCGGCTTGCACTGCCATTGTAGACCGGGCATGTGTCGTTCATGGCGCATTGGCTGCAGCCGAAATCGTCGTTGATGATTTCGTGTATCAGTTTTGTTTGTAGGTTCATGGTGTGTTGTGTGTTATTCGTTGAGGCTGATCCTGTACGATTGGTGGTGGAACTCGATTATCTCGAACATCTCGTTGCAGCGGTCGCCTATGCGGTCGCCATACTTGGCGCGGATGTCGCGTGGGGAGAGGTTGGAGGTGATGATGGTTGTCAGTTGGTTGGCATAGCGGTATTCGAGCAGGTCGATGAGCGGCGTGCAGATTGTGCCGTAGACCTGCACTTCGGCTGGCTCGCGTCCGATGTCCTCAACGGCCAGCAGGGGGTATTTGCGCAGCTTGTCTGCTGCTTCGGCATTGGTCATGAGGCTGGCTACCTGCTTGGCATCGATGATTCGCAGGCCGAGTGAGAAGCCTTTGTCGTCGCGCCAGGCGTGGAGCCGTCCGATGGCCGAGAGGTAGTTGATGGCATTCTGGAGGGCGAGTATCAGTGTGGTTTTCCCGTTCCCGCAGGTGCCGCAAATCATTGCACCGAACTTGGGCGAGGCGTTGTCGGCAGAGAGCAGGACTGACAGCCGGTGTATTTTGCCAAGGGTCTCGGCGTCCATGCAGGGTTCGCGATGGCGACGGAGGACTTCGACGCGGTAGGATTCTGTCAGCAGCTTGCAGAGTTCTGGCTGCGTGATGGTGTGGATTTTAAAACGGTCCGGAAAAGTTTGTTGCCGTGCTCTGAGATGGCTCAGTGCCTCGGCGAGGGTCGAAGCCGTAGGTAATACCGGTGCTTCGTGATTTGTACTCTTTTGCATAATTGTTGGTTGTTGGTTGTTGGGTTGTTTGGTCTTCTTTGCGCAGGCGAATTGGCAGCCAGTTGGTGAAGTGGCGCGTGCAGTCGGGGTAGGTGCCGTGAATGATGCCTTGGAGCGTGCATTGCTCGCGGAACTGACGGATGCGCTCTGAGAGTTGTTCGCGGGTCATGCCGAAATGGGTGCATTGGGCTGCCGCCCATGCTTCGTCGGTTTCGAGGCGCGCGAAGAAATCCTCGGGCGCGTTAGTAGTAGAAGTAGTAGTAGAAGTAGATATATTATTTA